CGCGTCGCCACCCGCTACGACCGATGCGCCCACACCTTCTTCTCGGCCATCTGTATCGCAGCTATCGTCACTTTCTGGCTGCCGTAGTGAGTCCTGAGCCTAGCCTCGTCTGGAACTCGAAGACATGTATGCCGTTGCAGACTTCGTTCAGACAGTTGCAAAGAATCGACAACTCCGTCTCGGTTGCACTGATTTCAAACTGGCTGCCTGCCGCTTTGACTACCCTCATCGACGACCTCCAGTGTGCCGCAGTTGAGTGGAACGGCAATTCCGAGCTCCGCTGGCCGACGCAGAAGATGAGTGCAAATTGTTGACGTGAGGTGTACCGTTGCCGGGCTAACGCATATGCACGGGGCAATCGTCAACACGCACTGGCCAGAACTCGGCGTATTCGCGGGCGAGGACGTCCCGCAGCGCCGTTGAGTGACACGCCACGTAGAGCTGGCTGTCATGCGAGGCATAGAGAATGACGTCACCGCCAGCGAGCACCACGCTCGCATCGAACTCGAAGATTGTTGTCATGGCCCAGATTGCTTGGGCGGCATTGTATTCTGTTGGCTCGAAGGCTAGGCCGGGATGCGTCTCGAGCCGAGACCCTCGCATTCCCTCGATGGCCGCGACCCCAATCTGATTGAGCTCCTCGCTACCGATTTCCCACATGTGGGTCCAGAGCAAAGCTTGCGTGAACCGGATCGGATGGTCCACGTCGTCGTTCAACAAGGCGATGGCCAGCGAGCATCGCCCTCGTGCGCGCTCTGGAAATGCGATGGAAAAGCAGGCAGATGACGCGGGAAACATCGGCTTCGGCTCGGTCGCCCGCGCGACCCCGATTCCCGCAGACTCACACCAGCTCACACATTCCTGCAAAGTGAAGGGCTTCATACGAGCCGCCTATGGAAGGAAAGGGATAGGTATTCGGAGCCCAGGAAGCGCGGGTAACGATATCCCAGGCGTAGCCGGTACAGGTGCCAGGGGGGTTGGCACAAGAAAGGGTAACGGCTCGTTGTCATGATCAACTCGGGTTCCGTCAGGAAGATATCTATCGCGCTGCCCTTGTCCGTTGTCCACGACCCAATGTCCGTGCTCTGGATCCCAGCTGGCGCTTGGCTGTGACCCGTTCTTGATTCGAATAGGCTCACGAGGCTTCCATCTCGTATCTCTGCTCTTTGAGCCGGGAATCGGAACCCAACTGTTCGGCTCCCCTGTGCGGCCCGGAGCCAGGGAAGTCGGAGGCGGAGCCGGCGATCCATCCGGCCTGGTTGGCGGGGGTTGATTAGCAGCTTCTCGATATCGACCCGAGGAGAGCTCTGTTGCCTCCTGCTGAGAGAGCGACGGCGCCTCAAATTCCATCTCACGGGCCGTCTTCGACATCGACGGCTCCGAAGGACGGTCGATTTTGGGCACAAATTGGAACGGCACCCGCACCGGCTCGATGAGACCGGATAGGTCGGGCTTCGGTGTGCCGGCCCAGTGGATCACGAAGGGCACGCGGAGCCGGTTCATGCGATGCTCCGGGGGAGATCAGCCGATGGGCGGGCCGGGCCAGGCGGGGGACAGGCGGGGATCAAAGGCGGTGCCGCCTGACGCGGGACGGTTCGCTGCGCGGGCCAGGCGTTCCGTGAACCAGCGGCCGATGACTGCGCCTTCGAGATAGATGTCGCCGCCATCCGGCTTCCCTTCCGGTGCGTCCTGCCGCCCCGCCGGCATTCGGTTTGACGCGGGGAACTGGTCTGCTGCGGTCCGAACTGCGGGGCGGTGGGGGGCAGCAGTCGGAGCGGCCGGCGCGTGGGACGAGTGGCGGATGACCGGCGACATCGGAGCGACAGCCGGCGGGACCGTGAAGGGAAATGCCGGCGGCGGTGCGGGCCCCACTGGGGCAGCGGATGTCGGCAATGCGGTTGGAGCAGCCGGACGCAACGGTGCCAGCGGCGGGGGCGGCAGCGGTGCGGCCGCTCGGACCTCGCGCGGGGCTTGCGGCAGCGGTGCGGGTGCGGCTGGACGCGAGGCGTTCGGCGGTGGGCCGAGCAGCGCGGTCTGGAGCTCCGGCGCGACTGGGCGTGGCGAGGCCGCGGCGGGCGCTGGCGCCGCCGGGGGTGGCGAAAGCGCGGCCGGCGGGGATGGCGTGGTCGGCCGTGGGGCCGGAGGCGACTGGGGCGCGATCGCGGGCGCCGGCGCGGACGACGGGCGCGGCTCCCGTGGCGCGGCCTGGGATGCGATCGGACGGGGCGCCGGCGTCGTCGCTGGCTCGGCGCGAGGGGCAGCCGGTGACGGTGGCGCGGGCGCCGGTTCCTCGCGGCGGGGTGGCGGCGCGGCCGGCGGGGGCGGAGCCGGCGCGGCGGGCGATGCGACCGGGGGCGCGGGTTCGGCGACCGGGGCCTCGGGCGCGGGCGATGGCACGGGACGCGGAGCGGGCGGCTGGGCGGCGGGCTGGCCCGGCATCGTCAGACCGCCGGCGAGCTTTTGCAGCGCGACCAAGCCGGCGGCCGAGTGGGCGATCGCGGCGTCGAGGGCCGCGAGGTCGCGGCGGACCACCGCGAGGCCGGCGGAGACGCCGTTGTCGAGGGCGAGGCGGATGCCGATCTCGTACGCGTCGATCATCGCAGCGCCTCCTTGATTGCGTCGGCGATGGTGCGCCCGATGCGGCGCGCGGCGTCCTCGGCGCCGGCGGCGCCCGCCGGGGCGAGGAACGGGCGCGGGGGGACGGTGCGGGTGCCGCGCTCCTGGTGGACCGCGACCGGATCGGTGGAGCCGACCACCGCCTCGCTCTCGCTCGCCTCGGTCGCGATGCTCGCTTGCAGCGCGCCGGTACGGAGCCACGGCATCGCATGGTCGGAGCCAGGCGGATGCGAGAGCGAGTTGCGCACCACGCCGGCGAGCTGGTCCGCTTCGGCGGCCAGCGCGCCAAGCTGCGCGGGAGCGAGGTCGATACGCGCGAGCGCGTCGAGGAAGTGCTGCAGCCCGTCGATGCCGATCACGGCGTTTCCTTCCAGCAATGCGCTTGCCAGTCGAAGCTGCGGCCGTCGAGCGTGCCGATGACGACCACCCAAGCGAGGCGTTCGTCGGCCGGCAGGCTGAAGGCGACGTCGCAGGGCACCCCGTTCTTGACCAAATAGAGGCAGTCGATCAGATCGGGGTGCCTGCTCAGTTTCCCGCGTCTTGCCTCATCGTCTCGAGCGGAGGCTCGGGCTCGGCAGCAAGCGCGGTGGCGGCGGCGGCAATGCCGAGATCACCGAGACGCGCGACCAGCGCCTCGATCTGCTGCTCGTTGGCCGGCATCGGCACGGGGATATCGTCGATCGCCGTGACCGAACAGGCGAGCAGCGCGACGCCGAGCCACGGGCCGTTCTGCGACAGCACGGGGCCCGCCGCCTTGAACAGCCGCAGCTTGTCGAGCACCGCCATTCGTCGCAGCGCGATCCGCCGCCCCTGCCCGTCCGTCACGACTTGCGCCGCGACGGATGAGGCGATGATGGTTTCCGATGGCAGCATCAGATGCGCTTGCGCCGGGTGGCGAAGAATTCGAGCTTCTGCTTGACGCTGGAATCGCCCTTCCACGCGCCGGAGCTCGACAGCTTGAACACCGCGCTGTCGTACTGGTACGTCGAGGTGCTGCCGTCGGTCTCGGTCACGTACTGATACAGCGTTCCGGGCGGCACGCGGCCGTTGACGAAATAGAGGTTCTCGGCGGCGGCGATGAAATCATCCACGGCGGAGTTGCCGCGCTCGATCTCGAAGCTGCCTTCCCAACCCTTCGGCAGCTCGGCGGCGATCTGCGTGCCGTCCAGCCGATCGACACGGATCGGGTGCGTGATCTGCCGACTCTCGAAGCCGGTGACGTGGGTCATGTCGACGCGCCCGGTCGGACCCATGACCACGAGCTGGCAGTCGCGGCCGACGGAGAATGTGGTGGTGGCCATGTTCGCTCCTTACGCCGGCTGCCCGGTGGGCAGGGTCTGGCGGCTGACCTGCACGGTCTGGCTGCCTTCCATGTTGACGATGAACTTCTCGTTGATCGCCTGGTAGCGCACCTGCGCGTCCGACTGGACGTAGCCAAGATTGGTCCGGCTGTTCGGGTTGTTGCTGGTGTCGCAGATCACGTTGAACGGCAGCGTACCGTCCGTGCTGCCGAGCAGACCCTGGCTCATCATGTTTTGCAGGAAGCTGAGCTGGGTTGCGCGCACGCGGCGGAACAGGTCGGCGTTGATGACCTGGCCGACATACTGGCCCATGCCGGCGGCAAGTGTCGCGGCGATGTAGTTGGTCAGTCGTGTATAGTTGTCGCCGCTGGTCGCCGCATTCGACGAGGAGTTGTGACCACCGCGCACGCCCCAGAAGCTGCCGGCGGGCTGCGGGTTGGCGATCAGATCGATGCCGGCGCCGAGCAGCGCGGCGAGCTCGGCGGAGGAATACGATGCGCTCTGGCCGGAGCCGGGCGAGCCCGATTTCTGGCTCCCGATAACACCGTAGAGCGGCTTATTGAGGCTGGACTGCTCGGGCGAAAGATTGGCGAGGCGTCCGGCGACGAAGCCTTGCGGCGAGACCAGGCGCACCGAGCCGTTCGCCTGGTCGGACCACCACAGCCAGTCGCCGAACATCAGCTTTGCCGCGTAGCTGTCGAGGCCAACCGCGCGTTTCATGGCGACCGCCGCGTTGATCGTATCGCCCGCCGGACCGGCAATGATCATGTAGACGCCCTCGGAGAGACCGAAGCCCGCCTGCGTGGTCCATTGCGAGGGGTCGTCGCTGTCGGCCAACAGGCCGATGCTGCAACCCTGGCCGCGCAGCGCGTACATGCCAGTGCGCGGCGCGGTATCGGAGCCGACCAGGGTGGCCGCGTTGACGCCGCTCGCACCGTCGGAGCCGGGCGTGCCGGCGCCGAGCGTGGTGGTGAACGCGGCGACCGCATTGGTCGCGCCGTTGGCATTGGCGACGACGAGCTGCGAGGGACCACGCTGCGGGCCGATGCCGGTGTTCACCGCCGCGGCGAGAGCCGCCCAGAACGCCGCCCCGGTTCCGGCGACGTTGTCGAACACTTCCGGCGCGAGACCGGGCAGCGAGACGGTGAGCCGCCAGCTGTTGGCGGCGCTGCCCGGCGTGAGCGCCAGCACAATTTGGCTGCCGAGCGCGCCGGTGTAGAGGGCCGTGAAGGTAAAGGTGCTCGCGGTGAGCTGCACTTGCGCCGCCGTGTCAGTACCGTCGGTGACACGCACGCAGCGGAACGCCTGGGCGCCCTGCTGCACGGCGGTCGCGACCTGCGTGCCCATGTCGAACCGACGCGGCATGACCGACCCGAAGATGCGCGCGTAGTCCGCCATCGTGCCGACCACGACCGGCTGGCCGACCGGCCCCCAGGCGGCGGTCCCGACCATGCCGATCACGTTGGTCGGCACGCCGTTGAGCACGAGGTTCTGCGGCGGTACGATCTGCACGTAGAGGTCCGGCACCACCAGCGCCGTCGTGTTGATGCTGCCCTGCTGAACGATCGGCATGGCTCAGCCCTCCTTCGTTTCGGACGTAACGACACGCACGACGGAGGCCGCGTGCTCGCCCTTGAGGATTTCGGCGATCCGCGCCGGGTCGGCGACGACGTCGCCGCGAGCGAGGCCGCCGAACGGCCTCACCACGACAAGATGCATGTCCATGAAAGCTCCCAGAAATTCAGCCCGTGGGGGTTCAGCCGATGATGTCGGTGGTGTTCACCGTGCCGGTGCCGAACAGCATGAGCGGCTGC